AGCGCTTGTTCTGTTGAATAGAGCGCTAACGCTCTTGCATATTCAAACGCATCGTTGAACTGACTTGGTTGTGGCTCTTGGTCTACTGCCTGCGCCTGTTGGGGTGCAGTTTGTTTCTCAAGTGCCGCTAAACGGGCTTCTAAGGCTTCCCTCTGCTCACGCTCTCGTTGCGCTTCTTGTCGCGCTTGTTCGCGTTGCTTGGTTATCTCAGAAAAACGTCTTTCGAGTTTCGGATTCGCTTTTGGCTTTTCCTCTTGCTCTTTTTCTATCTCAGGTTCACTCCGTTCCTCCACCACTTCGGTTGGCTCTGCTTGCACAGCCTCAACTTCGGGTTGGTCGGCTAAACCTAATCTATTTGCATAAAACTCTGCCGAGTTTTCGCTGGTCAAAACTTGACCCGCTTCTTTGTCAGACATTACGTGTCCCTACGGATTTACCCAGTTAACCTAACTGGTAAGGTTTGGTGGCAAATTTACCACTAATTTATTGCTGTGTCAAAGGATTACCGCCTTGAGCAATGTCTTGTTCGGCAAACCGCATGGCTTGATTCTGTTCAGCGTTTCTTTTGTCAATCTCAGCGTTTAGTCTTGCAGTATCCATGTGGTGTAACAGCAAGTCCGTAATTGCTTCAATTTCAATCTTGTTTTGGCTTGTAATAGCGCGAGTGTTTTGGTCGTTGACTTTAACCTCTGCCATTGTCTCGGTGTTGTGTGCTTTGGCGGTCTGGCGTAGCAACTCTCGTTTAGTCTCGCTGTCTTGCTTGACTTGCTCAATATCACCGCGCTGTTTAATAAGCGTTTGCATGGCTTGCATCTGCTGTTGCATCTGCTGTACTTGCTGTTTAGCCGCCGCTAGTTGCATTTGTACTTGTGGCGGTATATCTGACTTTTCGTCAATCTGCGCGAGAGGATTGGATGCGGCAAGGCGGTCGGCAATAATGTCTGCGCCTGGAAAATCCATATTTCTAAAGACTAAATCACCAGCAACATTGAACAATTCTGGTTTAGACAACAAAGGCATCATCGCGTCTACTGCTTCTTGACGCTTGCTGTTGTAGCCTGGTCCTGTTTCCATCACCACATCGTATTGACCGATAGAAGTGTTGTTCAAGATGTTGCCCACGGCATCGCGCTGGTTTAACGGCAACATATCGGGTTTGCCATCTTCGCCAATGATTCGCAAAATGCGCTGTGTGTCGTAGATTTTGGGTATTAAGTCGAGAATGACCTTGCCCACATGAGCGATTGAACGAGTTAAATTGTCGTAATAGTCGTAATTTGTTAGGTCAACTTGTTGTTGTTGTCCGTTCAAAGCCTTGCCAGATATGTTGCCTTGACCTAGTTGTGCAGGGTCAAAGATGCCCATAATCGCTTTTATATCGTCTGAAACGATAGCCGCCGCCGCCATAGTGCCAGCAGGGGGTGGTTCTGGTTGCAGTCTCTGAGGTGGAGGTGCTGTTCTGCCTTCAATATCCGTTTGTTTGTAGCGCAACAGAGGAAATGACTTGATGTTTGCTTGCGCCCAATCTTGTTCGTGTCCCTCGTCTTGTCCTTCAGCCATAACCCATTTGGCTTTAGGCGCAAGCGCGATTGACTCTGTAATCGAAGTTTGCCAGAAGTTATACATACGCTGACTGTCTTTAGCGTAGCGCACCATGCCGAATTTTTTACGCTTATCACCAATGACAACATGGCGTCCATACACAGGAATAATCGGGATGTATCGGCTAGGCCAATCGCGTTCTTCAATAACTTCAATGGCGGTCAGTTTTTTGTATTTGATAGTCTTTTTAAACGATTCGCGTGTATCAATGACTGTGATGCCAGCCATATCTAAACGATTGAAAAAGTCTTTGTCATCCGCAAAAGTAGAAGAACCATCGCTTAACAGATAGAGTTTTGCCTTTTCTCTGACTGTGTAGTAATACTCAGCAAGTCGTATATCTTCTTTTGTAATCCATTCTGACTGACTGTCACCCGTACCGCGCTGTGTAAACGATGTGCCGTCATCATTGTCTGGGTACATTGACCTAAACACCTCTTTGCTCATCATCGTGGTGATTAAGCACTTTTCCGCGTCTGAGCCGTCAGGAAGGATTGAGTTAGGGTCAAAGTAAACAGTAAACGGGTTGTCTACTGGGTCGATGTAGATTTCTTGGTCGAAGGAATCTTCGCTTACATAGTCTGTGCGAACACGCATAAAGCCCCAACCCATGCGAACCGCATAGTCAAAGGCGTTGTCATAGGCGTGGTCTGCGTTGGAATTGACCTCAATGTGGCGAATAATGCCTTGTATGTCTTGGGCTTCCACCATCTGCTCATGCGTGTTGGTCGCGTGAACCTTAATGCGTGGGCGTTGCTGGCGCTGTTGGTTGGCAACCTGACGGCAATAGCCGTCTAGTTTGTTGATGGTCAGAACAGGGCGTGATTCGAGGTTACGGCTGTTTTGGAGTTCGACTGGCCATTGGTCTCCGCTAACGAACTTTAAATCTTCTAGCGCCTCTTGGCGGTTCATGGTGTCTGCGTCATTGCAGAATTTGAGGAACTGTATCGCCTCGGTAATTACTGGGTCAAAGTCATCCATATTTATCCCATCCAACCTAAAGGTTGCCCGTAATGTTGATTTTGCACTCTGCGTTTTGGCTTTGGCTCGTTAATCATTAGCCCGATGTACCGAAAGGCATCTGCGCCATGACTGTACTGGTCGTGCAAAGGATTTCGGCTAAATTGACCCGTCTCAGGGTCTACCTCATAACGATAGTGACGCAAACATTGTAGACCATCGTGACAATTTTCTCTATCAAACCAACAATTTCTGAATATAGTTCGTGCCGCATTTATCGAGTCCGCTATTGGTGTCCGTTCAATTATCCGTGTCTTGTAGCCTGCCGCCCTGACAATTTCCTCGATTGACTTGCCGTTGCTGGCCAAGGTTTTGTTCTGTGCGTCATGCGGCAACCAGAGCGTGTCATACATATACCCGTAGGTTTGCATGAGCGCTAGGTAATGGCTAATCGTCTTTTGGCTATCTTCGTGGTATCGGATTAGACGGGTTTCCATGCCAACAAACTGCAAGAACCATATTGCTGTGCTATCTGCCCAACCTAAGTCAAAAATGGCGTGAACAGGCTTTGTAGGGTCGTAGTTGACTTTTGTTATGCGCCCATCCAATTCGGCCACTTGCATCTCGTTGGCAAAGATAGCGCCATCGACTGTAAGCCTGCATAGACCTTCCCAGACTGTTTGATAGGCGCTTGGGTCACGGCTTTTAAGCGCATCCTTCTCCAGCGCCAGCACTTCTGGAAACCAAGGGTTGTCGTTCCAGTTAATCTTTTGAACTACTGCACCCTCTGGCGGTTTAAGGACAAAGCGCTGATAGGTTTCATCTGTTTCCAACTCAGGGTTAAAAGTTACCCAGATTTCAGAGCCTTCCTTACGGATGGTTGGAATAAGAGTGTTCCAAGACATGCGGCTGACTGTCTGGGCTTCTTCCACCCAGCAAATGTCAATGCCCTCATAGGACTTCACATTGGCCACATTGTTTTTCAGACCAACAAAGGCGAACTCCGTGCCGTTTCTGCCACGGATGCTGTTTTGGGTTATTTCATAAATTGAGTGCATGTTCATCAACTCAATTTGGTCACACAGCAGTTTATGGACTGAGTCTTTGATGGATGTTTGAAACTCGCGCGCGCAAAGGACTCGGATAGGGCTTCGCGCTCCAAGGATTAACAGGGCTTTTGCGGCCGAATGTGACTTGCCTGCCCCTCTTCCCCCAAAGTAGATTTTATAACGCGCCTTGTCGAACAGGCTGGCCATCTTGACGGGAAACTGAGCGTTGGTGTCACTCATTAGGCTTTACAAAGGTCACATTGATGCCCGTCAAAGGTTCACCATCCGCACCCGTGACTTCGTTCTTAACAGTCTCAGACCACTTCATTTGGGTTTTTGTCCACCAAATTAGGCTGGTTGTGTCCCCTGCCACGGCCTTGGAAAACAGCGTTTTGGCTATTTGCCCGTTGGCTTTGGCCTTGCCTGTGTCCAGTTCGGTGCGGTAATACTTTCGCAGGGTTTTATCGTCTATCCCCACCAAAATGGCTATTTGCTCATGGGGCAAGCCTAACCCGCTGGTGCTTTCAACCATTCTGCGGGATTCATCGGTTGGCTTGTGAGCCTCTTGTGGAATTACTGGCATGTTTTATAAAGGGGAACTCGTTATATATTTAAGCAGTTTCGGTTACTTCTGTCAATAAAGTGGCTTTCTTGCCTGTGAAGTCTTCCCACCGCTTTACGATTACATCGCAGTATTTTGGGTCTAACTCCATCAGTCTGGCATAACGGCCATGCTTTTCTGCGGCCAGCAGGGTTGTTCCGCTTCCACCGAATGAATCCAACACAAT